TGGAATATATTTTACCATTTTTTCTGAATTATGCAACCTTTATTTTAATTGCAGGAGTAAAACAGGCGCACAGATATAATGAAACCATAGAAAAGAAAAGGGGGTATAAGGCATGGCTTATACGCTTGAAGATTTCGTGAAATTAAACCCGACATATAAAAAGCGGTATGACGCAAGCACAAAAACCGCATATGTTTCAAACCCAAGCACGGGGAAGGAAATTTCCTTTGCAAGTGGGCAGGGTCAGGATTACGGTTTGGGAGAAGGCTACACCGCAGGTTCACAGCACATTGCGGATATAAACAAGTTGGTGGGTTCACTTGCCGCAACAACAGTGCAGAACACGCCAAAGGTAGAAGCGACGCCGGAAATACCGGTTTATGAATCACCTTATTCAAAGGATATTACAAGCACATTGTCAGCTATACAGAACCGCAAGGACTTCAAATATAATCCGTCAAAGGACAGTTCTTTGGAGATAGCGCAAGGACAAGCTATGGATTCAGTATCAAGGGCGGCGGCAAGAAGGAACATGCTTTATTCAGAAAGCAATAAGGGACAAATGACACTTGCGGCTTCGGCTCTGGTTCCTCAGTACGAACAGGCGGCTTACAGCAGATACCAGCAGGAAGGGAACGAATTGTACAATCTCCTGAATACTTTATCCGGTCTTGAAAGTACCGCATACAGCAAACACCGTGACACCGTGGGGGATACGCAATATGCCGAGGAAACACAGTATTCCAGGGGCAGGGACACACTGGCAGACAAACAGGCAACAGCAGAAACGGAAAAGGCTGATTTCCTTGCGACACTCGGACAGTATTCAGACAATTACCAAGCTGAAATTAACAGGCTGGTGAGTGACAACGATACATCAAACGATTGGAAAATTTCTTACCTGAAAACCGCAAGACAGGAAAAGATTGTTAATCAGGAAGCAAATCAGGCGGCGGCGGAAGAAAAGGCGGCACAGGCCAAGACGGCAACTGAACGGCAGTTATATGAGGACGCGTTTGAAACATGGAAGGAATTGGGTGAGGCCACTCCGGACATAGCGGCCATATTAGGCATTCCGGATAAGGCAAACACCGCAGAGTATGACATTGACAAGATTAACGCCGCCACATCAAAAACGAATGCCGAAACATCAAGGATAAACGCTGAGACAACTAAAAAGAACGCTGAGAAGAAAGATGATGAATCGACCTTCACAGTTGCGGATTATGTGAAGCAGGCGCAAACCATGCTGAGTGAAAAAGATCCGGCAGGAAAACTTGTATATCCAAGAGAGAAAGTATACGAGTTGCTTATTAATTCTACAATGAGCGGTGATGAAGCGGATAATGTGGCGAAGTTTTTAGGTATATTCGCAGAATATCAAGAGTATCAGAAAGATTTAGCGGCAGAAGCATATGGGGAAAAAGATTCTGAAAGATGGTTAAAATAGGTGAAAATATGAGCGTTACAGACGAGCTGAGAAAACTTAGAGGTGGTTCAACTTCCGTTACGGATGCGTTGCGAAAACTTAGGGAAGAAGAAGCAAAGCGAAATGAAGAACGGAAGGCGGTTCC